TGATCAAGCAATAGATGATGTTATTAATGAAGCGATTGTTACTAATAGAGAGGAAAATCCTGTTAGTATAAGTCTTGAAAAATCAGACCTTTCCGACAACATTAAAGAAAGCATAAAAACTGAGTTTACAGAACTGGTTCGTTTGCTTGATTTTCGAAAAATTGGATATGAATTACTTAAAAAGTGGTATGTTGATGGTAGAATGTATTTTCATATTATCATTGATGATAAAAACCCCAAACGTGGTATATTAGAACTACGCCCAATAGATCCCCTAAAAATAAAAAAGGTTAGACAACCAAAAATTATTCAAACACCTCAAGGTGCACAACTTGATACTTCTGGATTTCAAGAATATTATATGTTTAATGAAATGGGAATTACTAGTGAAAAGGGTGGAGTAACGATGCAAATAGCTCCTGATTCCGTTTCTTATGTTCATTCTGGTATATTAGATGTAGATAGAAAAGTTGTATTGGGACATCTACACAAAGCAATCAAACCTCTTAATCAATTACGAATGATCGAAGATGCGGTTGTCATCTATCGTATTTCACGTGCTCCTGAACGTAGAATTTTTTACATTGATGTTGGTAATTTACCTAAGATCAAAGCAGAACAGTATCTACGTGATATCATGAACAAATATAAGAACAAATTGGTATATGATTCTCAGACTGGTGATATTAAAGATGACCGTAAGCACATGAGTATGCTAGAGGATTACTGGCTTCCACGTAGAGAAGGTGGTAGAGGTACAGAAATTACAACGTTGCCGGGAGGGGAGAATCTTGGTGAATTGGCTGATGTTGAGTACTTCAAAACAAAATTATACAAAGCACTTAATATTCCCCCTTCACGGTTAGAACAAGATTCAGGATTTGTATTAGGTAGAGCAGAAGAAATTTCTAGAGATGAGGTTAAATTTACTCGTTTTATTGAACGATTACGATCAAGATTTGCTCTTTTGTTTGATGATCTTCTTGAAAAACAATTACTTCTGAAGGGTGTAATTGCATCAACAGATTGGCCTCTTATAAAAAATGAAATAGTATATGAATGGCAATCAGATTCTCATTTTAAAGAATTACAAGACTCTCAAATGATGAAAGAACGTTTGACTATTTTGGTTCAAGATATGGGATATAGAGATGAAGTTGTTGGTAAATTCTTTTCTAAAGAATATATTAATAAGAAAATTCTTAAATTGACTCAAGAAGAAATAGATGAAATTAAAGAACAGATGGAGCAAGAAAAGTTAGAAGCCGCACCTCCACCTGAAGGAGGTGAAGACAGCCAATGGGAAGAACATAATCCGGCTGAAAGAAAACCAGATTTAAAAGTAATTAGTAGTTAAAGTTTATAAATAGTATAAATATAATTAGATATTTAATAATAGGAGAATATATGTCCGAAATGTCTGCAATTGAGAATATTGTGGCTTTATCCGTTGGTAGTGATGCTGCACAAGTAAAGGTTGCAATTGGTGATGCCCTTCAACAAAAAGTGATGGTTACATTAGAAAATAAGAAAAAAGAAATTGCTACCTCTTTTCTACATAGAGATGGAGAAGCAGAACAAGAAGAGGAAGTAGAAAATGGCTGATTTAGTAACGAGTCAAAAATTAATTGATACAGAAACAAAAACTGTATATAAATTTACTAATGTTTCTGATGGAACGGGTGAATCGGATGTTAAGAAGATAGACCTTTCTTCACTTAATTGGGCATGGTATAATATAGCATTGGATATTTCTGCCGGAAATACAGGATTCAAAATTGGTGAAGAAATTCTAATAGAAGGTACTGAATATTATATAGTTGTTGATTACAAACCATTGGGAACAGAAGTCCAAGTAATAGGTTGGGATCACGCTAACAAAATAGCAACTACTGCCCTTACTACTCCTTCTATTGGAGATACAATATACGGAAATGGTTCAGGTGCACATTTAGATGTTCTAGGTTCTGCCCCGCTCGTAACACCGACTTATTCAGTTATTATCAATAAAATACAATGGATATGTAATGGCATGTCAGTAAATGTGGAATGGGATGGATCTACTACAGAAACACTTATTGCCGGATTAAGTGGAAATGGGGTATATAATAGTAATAATTTAGAATTTCCAGCAATTCCAATAAATGCCACAGGTTCTCCGGGTGGTGTTTTAGGAAATATTCAGTTTACTACTGCAGGAGCCGCAAGTGGAGATACTTATACAATTTGGATAGAATTATCTAAAATGGCAGGATTTGATACTCCACTCTATGAAGAAAACAATCGGTTGGGTTTCCCTGTTGATTACGTATTAGGAAATAGACCATAAAGGAAAGAAATGAGACTTATTTGCGAAACATTAGAAGATGTTGAATTTATATGTGAATCGACCGCAACAGGAAAAAATTACTTCATTGAAGGTGTCTTTATGCAAGCTAATGTGAAGAATAGGAACGGCCGAGTATATCCAAAAGCAATTCTTGAAAAAGAAGTCCTGCGATATGATCAAAATTATATCAAACAACAAAGAGCTTTTGGTGAATTAGGCCACCCAGAGGGACCAACAGTTAATTTGGAACGAGTTTCACACATGATTCAGAGTATTACTGAAGATGGTGACAATTTTGTTGGTAGAGCTAAAATTTTAGATACACCTTATGGCAAAATTGTAAAGAATTTAATAGATGAAGGAGCTCGATTGGGTGTTTCATCTAGAGGAATGGGCTCATTAAAGCCTGTAGGACGTAATGTTAGTCAAGTACAAGATGATTTTTATCTTGCAACTGCTGCTGATATTGTGGCCGACCCTTCTGCACCAGCGGCATTTGTCAATGGTATTATGGAAGGAAAAGAGTGGATTTGGGATAACGGTATTCTAGGTGAACACCAAATTTCCCGAATAGAAAAACAAATTAAACTTTCTCGGAAAACGGTAGAAAAAACACAAATAAGTGCTTTTAAAACGTTTATGTCAAAGTTATAATTTTACTAAATAATAACACTATAGTAAATATAGATGAACAAAACTAATTTAAATAAGATCAAGGAGATTTAGATGTCTGAAGAAATTTTAGCCAAAGAGTCTGAAGAGGCAACGCGAAGAAAACTTTCTGAAAAACGGAAAGCTGCTACTGAGCAAGATTCTTCAGACGGCGAAGAAGAAGATGAAGTAGAAGAAGGTACATTACCTCCAGCTCTTCAAAAAGCTATCGATGCCAAGAAGAAAAAAGGCGGCGGCGATGAAGAAGAAGTCGATGAAGAAAACGGCGATGATGATGAAGAAGAAGTCGATGAAGAAGCTGATGAAGATGAAGAAGATGAAGTAGAAGAATCTCAGGATTTTGAACGGGACAAAAAAGCCAAGTTCAAAACCGCAGAAAAGGGAGAGAAAACTATTCCTAGCGATAAAACAAAACTTGAATCAGTAATTCCAAAAACTAAAAATGGAATGTTGAAATCAGTTTATGAAATCGCTAATAAGTTGAAAAAAGATCAACTCACTGCAAAATATGAAGAAATTATGAAATCTTTTGCTATCCTTGAGGATGCTGAAGATGGAGAAGAAGATGAAGAAGAAAAAGTAGAATCTAAGCGTACTAAAGCAGCTGTTAAAGCCGAAGACCTTAATATCGATGTAAAAGAAGATGTTGAGGCACTTATACAAGGTGAAGATGGACTAACAGAGGAATTCAAAGAGAAAGCCTCTACCATTTTTGAAGCAGCAGTTCAAGCAAAAGTTTTGGAAGAAGTTAATTCTAAATTGGTAGAACTTGAAGCTCAACATGAAGCAGAGCATGAAGCAAATACTGATAATTTCCAAAAAGAACTTACAGAAAAGGTTGATGGTTATCTCACCTATGTTGTTGAAGAGTGGATGTCCGAAAATGAATTGGCAATCGAAAGAGGAATTCGTTCCGAATTGGTTGAAGATTTCATGTCTGGACTCAAAACACTTTTTTCAGAGCATTACATTGATATTCCAGAAGAGAAAGTTGACATGGTTGACGACTTATTCACAAAAGTTGACGACTTGGAAACTTCTTTAGACGAAGAAATCAATCGTGGAGTAGAACTCCAAAAAGAATTGGCACAGTTCAAGAAAGATGATGTCCTTAAACAAGCAACTAAAGATTTGGCCGATACTGAAACGGAAAAAATCTCTAAGTTAGCAGAAGGTATCGAGTATGAAAATGCTGAACAATATGCCGAAAAAATATCTGTTCTTAAAGAAAGTTACTTTCCTAAGAGCGATGCCGTAACATCTGAAATTACTGAGACAGATGAAAACATTGAAGTTTCTGAAGAGAAATCTCCAGTTAAACTCGATGAAAATATGAAACATTATACATCAGCGATAACTCGCTTTCACAATTAATATAAACTCTATAGGAGACAAAAATGTATTTATCTGAAGACCTTCAAAAGAAGTGGGGTCCGGTGCTAGAACATAGTGATCTTCCAAAGATTAAAGATCAATATCGTAAGGCTGTTACCGCAGTTCTTTTGGAAAACCAAGAGAAATCAATGCGTGAACAGGCAGATAGTGGTGGAATGTTTGGAACTTTATCGGAAACAGCCCCAGCAGGACACAACAACCAAATGGGAGTTGGTGCTTCCGGCGGTGACAACATTAATTATGTTGATCCTGTATTAATCTCTTTGGTTCGTAGAGCAATGCCTAATCTTATTGCTTATGATGTTTGTGGTGTTCAACCCATGAACGGACCTACTGGATTAATCTTTGCAATGAAATCACATTATACCACACAGGA